GTTCCTAAGCCTACTCGTGGCTCTGCGTCTGCTAAAGCAGAAAACACCGCTGTAACTATTCAGAACGCTACTGAGAGCGAAATTCAGATTTCAATCAATAAGCACTTTGAATACTCTCGTCTTATCGAAGACATTACTGAAGCGCAAGCTCTAGCTTCTCTACGTCAGTTCTACACTGGTGACGCAGGTTATGCTTTAGCGAAGCAAGTTGACAATGACTTATTTACCCTAGGTAAGTCTTTAGGTAATGGTGACGGATCAGATTGGACTCACAGCACTGTTTATAACTTTGCAGGTGGTTCCGGTATTGAAGCTTACGCTGTAGATTCAGTAGCTTCTACTGATGTATTTAACGATGCGGGTTTCCGTGCCGCTATTCAGGTATTGGATGACGCTGACGTTCCTATGGATAACCGATGCTTTGTTGTTCCTCCTTCTCTCCGTAACGCTATCATGGGCGTTGATCGCTACATGTCTTCTGACTTTGTAGATGGACGAGGTGTACGTAACGGTCAGATTGGAAACCTATACGGCGTTGACGTATTTGTTTCTAGCAACTGTCCAATCATCGAAACCGCTTCTGCTAACTCAGCAGGTGGAGATGTTAAAGCCGCTATGCTCCTTCACAAGGACGCTATGGTTCTTGCTGAACAGCAGGGTGTGCGTTCTCAGACTCAGTACAAGCAAGAGTTCCTTGGTACTCTGTACACTGCTGACACTCTATATGGTACGCAGGTAATGCGTCCTGAAGCAGGTGTTGTATTGGCTGTAAATGGCTAAGTAAGAAAAATAGGGACTCCTCTTTTATAGGGGAGTTTCTTTTTATTTTATTCAACAGAGGCGCTTATGGCTATATTTAGAGGCACAGGTGGTTCGGGTACTTCCACTAGTCTAGGCCAATTAGACGAAATAACCCAACAAGCCCTCATTGCTACAGTTAAAGCAACCGAAGCATCTCAAAGCGCTACTTCTGCTCTTACAGCTTTTGATAGTTTTGATGATACATATTTAGGTGCTAAATCTACTGCTCCTTCAGCAGACAATGATGGAGACTCACTATCTTTAGGCAGTCTTTACTTTGACACTACACAAGATGTTTTACGAGTTTATACAGGATCAGGTTGGTCAAGCGTAACTTCAAGTGGACAGTATTTACCTCTTTCTGGAGGAACCTTAACGGGTGATTTAAGCTTAAGCAATAATTCGTTTAATGATTTTCAAATTGATGCGGGAAATTTTTAACAGATACTAGGGATTTAAGACAATGGCACAAACAATTAAAATCAAAAGAAGTACAGGCTCTTCAGCACCTTCAACACTTGCAAATGGCGAGTTAGCTTACCTTAATCACTCTTCAAGTAAAAAGCTATACATTGGCCGTCCTGGAGGCGGTACTGGTGACATAGATGTCATCGGTGGTAAAGACTTTACTGACAAGCTAGACCTCATTGGTGCGGCCAACGGAGCCAATGCCGCAGACGCAAGCGTTGTGGCTTCTGCAACTAATTTAGGTGTTATTAGGATTGGCGATGGCCTTTCTATAGCCCCTAACGGAGTAGTATCTGCTGATGAAGTAACAGCTACTTCTGTTAGAACCGTAGGCGCTTTAATGGACGATGAGGTAACTAATCTTGCACAGGTAAAAGCATTCAGTTCTTCAGACTATGCTACATCGGCACAAGGTACTCTTGCTACAAACGCACTTCCTAAGTCAGGAGGTACTTTAACTGGTGATTTAGACTTTGATGATCTAAATAAAGCTATTTTTGGGTCTGGTAATGACTTAAGTGTGTACCATGACGACACTTACCTTAGTAACACTGGAGCATCTTTTATAGAAGAAAATGGGACAGGTAATCTCATTATCAAGGGTTCTAATATTGAAGTCAGAAGTTCGACAAATGAACTGTATGCTCAACTTGTTCAGGATGGTGTAGTTCAACTTGCTTGTGATAATGTCGTCAAATTGTCTACTACAGGCTCCGGTATAAATGTGATTGGTGAGGTAAAAGGTGATTCTTTAGATATAGATGGCGACGCTGATATATCAGGTGATTTGACGGTACATGGCGACCTTGAAGCAGCCAACTTCACTTTCACTGGTGACGAGATAAGTTCTTCAGGGTCTACGATGACACTTGACCCTCACGCTGACGGAATTACAGGTAAGGTTGTTGTTAATGGTGACCTTGAAGTAAAAGGCGTAACTACAACGATTAATTCTACTACAGTAACAATCGCTGATAACTATATTCAACTTAATTCTGCTCAAGATGAAAATAGCGCACCTCCTAATACTATGTTCTGTGGTATTCAAGTAGATCGTGGAAATCAAGCATATGACTCTGGAATTTATTGGGTTGAGTCCTCCGATGAGTGGGTCGTAAACACTGGTGGTGCAGGAATTAATCGTTTGATTCACGACAGTAATTTTGAAGCCAAATATCCAACACTGGATGGCGGTACATTTTAGTAAATAAATCTCTAGCGTACATACGCACATAAGGGAGCCACATGGCACAAACGATTAAGTTAAAAAGATCAGCTACCGCAGGAAATACACCTACAACTTCCCAATTAGCTTTGGGCGAGTTAGGTATAAACACGACTGATGGAAAGCTATTCCTAAAGAAAAGCGTTAGCGGCACTGAGTCCATCGTGGACGTTGGTGGTTTACCTTTATCTGGCGGCACACTCACAGGCAACCTAAATCTAGGCGATAACGTCAAGGCACAGTTTGGTGCTAGTGATGACTTACAGATTTATCATGATGGTAACAATAGTATTATTAGTGACGTTGGCACTGGACATCTCAATCTTAGAGGTACTAATACATATTTACAAAATTCAGATGGCACTGCTAATTATCTTGTAGCTATTCAGGGTGATGAAACAAAGCTATATTTTAACAATTCTGCCAAAATCGCAACCACAGCCACTGGAGCCGATATCACAGGGGTTCTGACAGCCGATGGGCTTACTGTAGATAGCACCACAGGCTTTTCATGGCTACCAGTTTCTACAGCAGGGGCAAAGTTAGGCGCAATTGGCACAGGCAGTTCAGTAATTTTCAATACGCCTAGTGTTAACGCAAATTATGGTTCTGGATTGGCTATTGATGGTAGTTATGCTAGTGGCCTTTCATCGGTAAATATAAAAGCGTTTGGCGCTAAATATAATTCATATGGTAGTGAATTAAACTTATTTACATCAAGCGGTACGTCATTACTTAAAAGGTTAGCTATTGCCTCCAACGGTGACATCAGCTTTTATGATAGTTCGGGGTCAAGTCAAAATCTGTTCTGGGATAGTTCTACCTCGCGACTAGGGTTGGGGACAACGGCTCCTAGTGCACCTTTAGCTGTCCATTCTGCATTGTCAGGTGGTGGTGCAATCGCTGAATTCAGGTCAACAGGAAATTCACATTCCATTATAGATTTACGAGCGGACGGAACTGGTGACCCTAAAATATTCTTTGACCTAAACGGAGCAACTCCTTTTGCTATTGGCGTTGATAATTCTGATGGTGATAAGTTTAAAATCAGTAATAATTATAATTTAGGAACTAATGACAGGCTAACTATAGACTCAGCAGGCAATATCAATATTGGCTCATCACTTATGGTGGGAAGTACCTCTGCTCCGACAGCATTTTCTGGATACGTCACTTTACATCATAAAAACCCATCAGGTGATGCTATTCATTTGATTGAAAGCGATGGTGGAATTATAGGACAAACATTTGTTAATGATGCTAGTGGAGTTGTAACAACTGGTTCACGTTCAAATCATCCTTGGCGTGTTACTACAAACGACACAGAACGCATGAGAATAGACTCATCAGGCCGCGTTGGTATTGGTACTAGTTCGCCTAGTTATAAGCTCGATATCTTTAATAACACCACTAACACTGGGTCACAATTAAGAGTTAAAAATTCATATGTTTCTGCTAGTGCAGACTCTGTTATTAATATTGACGGTTATGGGGCGAGTACTCTAAAAATATGGCGTAATGGTATTGAAGAATGGAAATTAGACAGACCTGCAGGTAGCGATAATTTAGGTTTATATGCTTATGGTGCGGCAGTTAATGATGGAGCAGGAGCTGGATTAGTCCAATCTTGGGATTATGATACAGGCAACGTCAACATCCCCAATGGCTCCCTTATGGTGGGAGCTACTACTGCTCCAGATAGAAAACTACACGTAAAAGATAGTAATTACAGGGTTGCTGTATTTGAAAGAACTGGCTCTGCTAATAGTTATATAGTTTTAAAAGACCCTAATACTACAACTGATGTTGGTATTGGTGCTACTACTAATGATTTAAAATTTCGGTCTGGAAATAGCGACAATATGTCTCTTTCCTCATCAGGCAATCTCAACATCCCCAATGGCTCCCTAATGGTGGGAAGTACCACTGCTCCAAGTCAGGCTTTAGAAATTAAGAAAAGTGGTAACAACGGTAATGTTGCTTTAAAAATCCATAATACTGGCACTGCAACAAACGATGATGCCTTGATAGGTTTTCTTACTCAGGGAAATCGTAATTACTCTCTTGGAGTACATAGAGACTCTGGAAGCTTTACCCTATCTAACCAAGACGCAAGTGTTGCTAGTGGTGAATTATTAACTATTGCGAATAACGGCAACGCCACATTCTCAAACACCTTAGAAGTAAATAGCCATAGATATTTTGATAGTGATTACAATGTAACTTATTACAGAAAAGCCAATCACACAACGCTTGGATATCAGTTACACAGAGACAATGGTAACAGTTATTATGAGTGGAATACTGGTGGCAATCACTCTCATGATTTCCAGTTTTTGTCTAATAACTCAAAGATTTTAAATTTAGCTACTAACGGCAACGTCAACATCCCCAACGGCAACCTTATGGTCGGAAGTACCACTGCGCCTAGTCATAAACTTGAGGTAGACGGAACATTTAGAACCACAGGCACGGTTACTCACAATGGGGCTAATCTTGATTTAAGAGCAGATAATGCTCGTCTTTTGATAGAAGAAGCGGATGGAACAGATATTACATGGCTTGGCGACCATACTGGTGGGGGACACGGTGCTCTTTATTTGTACAACCACGGTGGTACTGCAACTGTTAGATTAACCGCTGATAGCCATGCAAATTATATTAACAACGGAAATAATTTTGGTATTGGCACGGATTCGCCAGTTACTCTTAAATCTTCAACGACTTTACAAGTGTCAGGCAATGCAAAATTAGGTGATGACAACGGACGAGGTTTATTGTCCCTAGGTGATATTAGCTCTACTGGCGCTAACGTAGGAGTTTGGCGTGGTGCGGCAGGGGCTTACGCAGGTGCAGGTAACTATTTAAATCTTGGTGGTTATGACGGTATTACCTTTACAACTGGTACATCTGAAATTGCGTCTCAAACAGAACGTTTCCGCATAGACTCATCAGGCTCCGTAAACATTTCTGGGTCTGCAAGTGGCACTGAGCAATTTCGTGTTGGTAACTCCACCGGAGGCACTGACTTTGGAATTACTGTTACTGAAAACAGTGGCGTTGTTTTAAATTCCGCTGAAGGTAGCAGTGCTAGAAGCATGACGTTTTCTACTGGCGGTAGTCCCAAGATGACGCTCACATCGGGCGGCAACCTGTTGGTGGGGACATCAAATACAACGTGGCAAACGCAAGAAGGCTTACGTTATTTCAATGGTTCTTCTCTAATTGTTACTCGCGATAGTGATGAACCAATGAGCCTTAATCGTCTCACCAATGATGGCGATTTGTTGATTCTGCGTAGAAACGGCACAGCCGTAGGTAAGATTGGTAGTTTTTCTGGAGTAGTTAGCTATATAGCACTTGACCCTCGCACTAGCGGTGTAAATGGTTCAGGATTGATGGGCGGTTCTGTATCTCAAACTGAAGGCACAATTCAACCAACTAACGGAGCAGGAGCTAAAGACGATGCCGCTATTAACTTAGGCGTATCTACTAACCGCTTCAAAGACCTATACCTATCTGGAACGGCAAATGTTGGTAGCGAAGTAGTACTAGCTGATTCTGGGACTGCAAAGTTTGCAATAGGTAATTCTGGTAACGATTTTTACATTTACTCTAATGCCGCAGGTTCTGAACGCATGCGCATAGACTCATCAGGGCGCGTGGGAATTGGCACACAGGTTCCCGATGCAAAGCTTTCTGTAACAAGTTCAACAATTAATAGTGAGGACATTCTATATTTAAAATCAGGGGCAGATAATGTCAATGATTACTTAGGTATTGCATGGGAACTTGGAGTAGGCGGTAACGGTCCTCATTCTGCAATAAGAACCTTTGGAGGACCATCAGGTAGTGATGTACGTCTTGGTTTTTTAACAACTAGTGATGGAGGCAGTACTCTTACAGAAGCTCTTAGTGTAGCGCATAATGGAAACGTCGGTATTGGTACTAGTTCGCCTACAGTCGGTAAATTGCAAGTCAATGACGGCAGTGGTGCTATTGTTGCTATTACACGCACAAGCGGGGCTACATCAGGCAATTTAGGTGTAATACGGTTCGGTAACACAGATATTGACAGTAATCTTGCAAATATTACTGCTATTCAGGATGGCTCAACAACCAGTTCTGCTTTGACTTTTGAAACTCAGTCTACTGGTGGCGCTACAGCAGAACGCACACGCATAGCAAGCAATGGAACGCTATACCACGGTAAAACCGCAGACTCACTTAACACTGGTGGATTACAAACTTTAATCTCTGGTCAGACAAGTATTACACAGTCGTACACTGAGCCGCTCCGCTTGAATCGTATGTCTTCCCAAGGGGCAATCCAGAAGTTTTATTACAATGGGGGTGAAGTTGGCAGTATTCAGACTAGGGCAGGGATAGTGTCTACAATAGTTCTTGATCCTCGTTCTGGACAAGGCGCAGGTTTAACAGGAGCAGGCGCAGGCGGAGATACACTACGTCACATAACCCCAACTAATGAGTCTGGCGTTGAAGTTAACGGTAAAGTTTCTTTAGGTAATTCAATCAATGGCTTCAAAGACCTCCACCTCAGCGGAAAAATCTACGGTTCAACATTAGGAATAGGTGACGCAGGAATACAGGCCGACCAATACAGCAATGCTGTTAAGCCTTTCCGTCCCGACATTACTTCTGGGACATCAGATAACTATCTAGACTTAGGTACAAGTTCTGTTCGTTGGGTAGACATCTATGCCACCAACGGCACTATCCAGACTTCTGACCGAAACGAAAAGCAAGACATTGAAGACTTAACTGAAGCCGAAGAACGTGTAGCAATGGCGGCTAAGGGTTTACTCAAGAAATTCCGATGGAAATCAGCAGTGGAAGACAAAGGCGATGACGCAAGAATTCACTTTGGAATCATAGCTCAAGACTTGCAAGACGCATTTGAGGCTGAGGGGTTGGACGCAGGGCGCTACGGAATGTTCATTAGCACTACGTGGACTGATGAAGACGGTGAGGAACAAACAAGAATGGGTGTTCGCTACAGTGAACTCCTAGCATTTATAATTTCAGCAATTTAACGAGAGGATAATCTCATGGCAGTAACGTGGACAGTAGTACAGTTAGAACGCAATTCAAGTGACGATGGTGTAATCGTTGCACATTGGCGTGTATCAGACTCAGAGGAAGTAGGAACTGGCGATGACGCAGTAACCCACTATGGTTCTTCCTATGGAACCTCTGGATTTACCCCAGACCCCGATGCAGATGGATTTGTAGCTTTCGCAGAGATCGACGAAGCAATCGCTATCCAGTGGTGTAAAGACTCAATGGGCGAAGAGCAAGTAACTTCTATAGAAGAGTCTATTGCGGCTCAGATTGAAGAGTCAAAGGCTCCGTCTGTTGTTGCTGAGGTTCCTTGGTGATGAGTGAAAAAGGTATAGTAATCCCTACGTGGGCAATCCCTTTGGTAGTATCTTTATTCGTAGGTGCTATTTCTTATGGGGCGGCACAGGCTAATGCAGAAACCACTACTAAAGAAGTTAAGCGTATTGAAGTCATTGTTAAAGAAACAGCTAAGAAGGCGCAGGAAAACGGTCAAGCTCAAGCTGTTACGGAGACAAAAGTTGATGCGATTGTTGAGTCATTAGCTCGTCAAGAAAAAATTCAAGAAAAAACTAACGATCAAATTTCTGCGTTAGTACAGGCTTTGTTGGCTAAACAGTGAGAATGGTCTTTGCTTTGATCTTCTTTATCAATGGTGAGGTTGATGAGAGCAAGACACGTTACTACGTGAACAAACACGCCTGTGTTTATATGTGTCAGGAGTTAGCTAGACCCTCACGAAAATATGAAACTGTTGACTGTATTTGTAAGGTAACGTGGGTAGACAATTCAACACGAGTTATAAAATGAAAACACTTGTTTTTGTTCTGATGATTCAGACGATTAACAATAACTACGTTGAGTCTGCTGAAGAGTATGCTTTCTTTCGTGACCTAAACCGATGCATTTATTTTAGCGAGTTGATAGCAAAGCAAATAAGGTTCAATGAATACCTGCCTGTTACTGCGTACTGCGTGACAAAATGGATAGACCCAGAAGAAACGGTAATTTTTGAATGAGTAACTTTGATTATAGAGACAAAGAAGAGTGGAAGGCTTTGATTTTTGTAATTGTGTTTTTTAGCGTGGGCTTTAGTTCATTGCTGTGGATAAATTAAAGGAATAATGATAATGATTGAGGAAACAAAAGAAGTAATTGACGTAGCCGCCGCATCAACCGCAATATTAACCATAGGCGCATGGTTACCACCTATTGCTTCTTTGTTTACTATTGTTTGGTTAGGTTTACGTATATATGAAAGTGACACTGTTAAACAACTATTAGGTAAGAAATAACTATGACTACTCTATTAACTAAAGTAAGTTCTACAGCGGACGCAGTGCCTACCGCAGGAAATCTTACACAAACTTCAAGTGGCGCTGAGTTAGCAGTTAATACTGCTGATAAAAAACTATACTCAAAAAATAGCTCTAATGCTGTAGTAGAGATAGCAGGAGCATTGCAAGCTTATCCTGTAGGTGCTGTTTATATTTCCGTTGTTGCTACGTCCCCTGCTACTTTATTTGGTGGTACTTGGGCTGTCTTTGGAGCAGGTAGAGCGCTTGTAAGTTTAGATTCTACTGACACTGACTTTGATACAGCGGAAGAAGAAAGAGGTGCTAAGACTGTCGGCGTTGCGGTAGACACTGTAATTCCTACTACTGGTTATGGTTTAACAGGAAGCTCAGGTGGTGCTTTAATAAACCCAACTACTAGCGGAGCTTTAATTGTAGGTGACGGAACTACTGATAGTTCAGACAGAGATGACATGGCTCACGCTACTTCTCCATCAGCGGTTACTTCTTCTACAACTACAGTATCTGTAGTACAGCCCTCCATTGTTGTATACATGTGGAAAAGGACAGGATAATGTCTATCCTTACTTCATTAATTGGCCCTGTCTCAGGTTTACTGGATAAATTTATAGAGGACAAAGATAAAAAGAATGCGCTTGTGCATGAAATTACAACAATGGCAGAAAAACACGCACAAGAACTTGCTAAAGGGCAAATTGAAATTAACAAGATTAGCGCAGGACATAAGTCGCTGTTTGTCTCTGGTTGGAGACCTGCTGTTGGGTGGACTTGTTGCCTTGGCATGGCGAGTAACTTTCTTCTTATCCCGTTGGCAAACTTTACGCTTGCTTTATCCAAGTCTACAATCGTTGTTCCTTTAATTGATTTGTCAACAATGATGCCTGTACTTCTTGGTATGTTAGGACTAGGCGCAATGAGAACAGTAGAAAAAACAAAAGGGGTTCAAAGGAACAACTAATGAAATTCACAAAGCAAGGATACATACTCTTATGACTTATTTACAACTTGTACAAAGTGTACTAAGGCGGCTAAGGGAAGACGATACAATTACGTCTGTGTCGGACAACAGCTATTCCAAGTTAATAGGAGAGTTTGTAAACGATGCTAAAAGGATTGTAGAGGATTCTTGGGATTGGTCTCAACTACGTACAACATTTACTATTAACACAGTAGCGGATATATTCAGTTATCAGCTAACTGATTCGGATGTCAGCCTTAAAACATTGGATGTTATTAACGATACATCCAACTACTTTATGAGACCTGTGTCATCCCACTGGATGAACAATGCTTACTTAAATAGCGGTGTACCTAATAGCTCACCTGTGTACTACTCTTGGAATGGCTTTAGTGAGACAGGGGAAGCTTTGATTGACCTATATCCTATACCTGATAAAGAGTATATTATACGTGTTAATGCTGTGGATAAAAAAGCACCTATGGTTGCTGACAGTACTAACTTGTATGTTCCTTCCAATCCTGTAATACATTATGCAGTAGCTTTGGCCTCAAGAGAGCGAGGGGAAACTGGTGGTACATCCTCAGCGGAACTGTTTGCTATCGCAGATCAAACATTAGGTGACATGGTTGCTCTTGATGTTGCAAGACAGGAAGAAGAAACTATTTGGAGACCAGTATAGTGGCTCAACAATTACAGAACGTAACAATTAATGCACCTGCGTTTGGCGGTATTAATACGCAGGACTCTCCTGTGGGTCTTGACCCTAGTTATGCGTCTGTTGCAACTAATTGTGTTATTGACAAGCTAGGACGAGTAGGAGCTAGAAAAGGCTCAGTATTGTTGTCTACAGCTACAAACACAGCAGGTGCTTCCTCAGTAGGTACAAACACTGTAAAAATACAAACAATCTTTGAGTCCTTAGATAAAAGCGGTGATAAAGTTGTTTTTTCTGCAGGTAACAATAAAATATTTAGCGGTACATCAACTTTAACTGACATAACTCCTTCAGGTTATACTATAAGCGCTAATAACTGGAAGGTTGTCAACTTTAACGATCATGTTTATTTTTATCAAAGAGGACATGAACCTTTAGTTTATACTGATGAAGGTGGTTCTGGTGTTTTAGAAACCATGTCTAGTCATGGTCATTCTACAGGGACATCTCCTTATGGGAACGAAGTATTAGCGGCTTATGGTCGTTTATGGGTAGCTGATGTATTAAACAATAAACATACTATTTATTGGTCAGATACTTTAAACGGACATGCTTGGACAGGGGGAGCAATAGGCTCTATTGATTTAACAACTGTATGGCCTACAGGTCACGATGAAATTGTAGCACTTGCAACACACAACAATTTTCTTATTGTTTTTGGTAAAGTGTCTATTGTTGTGTACTCTGGTGCATCCTCTCCTGCGAACATGTCTTTACATGACACTGTGGAAGGTGTGGGTTGTGTTGCTAGAGACTCCGTACAGCACACAGGTACTGACATTGTATTCCTATCTGACTCAGGTGTGCGTAGCTTTGGCAGAGTCATACAGGAAAAGTCTATGCCTATGCGTGACATAAGTAGAAACGTCAGGAATGACTTAGTACGTTATGTTAATGAGGAAAGAATAGTAGACTCTACGCTCTCTTCCGTTAAATCTCTGTATAGCCCAGAGGAAGCTTTTTATCTTTTAACTTTACCTAATAACAACATTACATATTGCTTTGATATGAGACAAGCGTTACCTGACGGATCACACAGGGTTACAACGTGGTCAACTCCTATTGCTTTGTGTTACACAAGAACACAGGACGGTAAGATATACATGGGAAGACAGGGTGGTGTTTATGAGTACAAAGGTTTTACTGATAGAACTGCTGTTTACATAGATACTGGCAATGATGGAATACCTGATACTTGGGACTATGAAACATCTACCTATCAACTATCATACTTTAGCAATCCATTAGATTTTGGAAATTCCTCTAATATTAAATTTCTTAAAAAGTTTAAAATGACAATTATTGGGGACGCGGCGGCACAATCCGTTCTTAATTGGGGGTATGATTATTCAGATTCTTACTACAAACAAACTTTTACATCCACAAGAACTAATGCAAACACGGCCTTTTATGGTGTAAGTGAGTATAATGTTTCTACTTCTGAATACTCAGCAGGAACAGAAATACAAGTGCCTAACGTACAGGGTTCAGGACACGGAACAACAGTTACTGTAGGTTTAGAATCAACCATTAGTGGATCGGAATTTTCCATACAAAAAATTGACATAAACGTATTACTAGGGAGACTTATTTAATGAGTAATTATACAAAAACCACGGACTTTGCGGCTAAGGATTCGTTACCCTCTGGTAATGCGGCTAAAATTGTAAAAGGTTCGGAAATAAACACTGAGTTCAATGACATTGCTACGGCTGTTGCAACTAAAGCAGACTTGTCAGGGCCAACATTCACGGGGACAGTCACAGCCCCTACACTATCAGCCGCTAATATTGCGGGTACTTTAGCAGGAACAATTAGCGGAGGAAGTTACTAATGGGGTTTTTAGCAGACTTGTTAGGATCAGGTCAAGAATATAAAAGTGCAAAAAGACGTATTAAGCGCATGGAAGATTTTAGAGAGGATATGTTAAACCGTGGTACTGCCGTAGGTGAGCAAGGGTACGAGCAGTCACAGTTTGTTCCCTTTAGTGTTACATCTAGCTTAGGTGGTATGCAGGGCACTGCTGAGGGTGGGTTTGACATGAACCTGTCTCCAGAACAACAGGCCATGCAGGATCGTTTGTTTGGTATGTCGGGTAGTTTCCTAGATGAGCTAGGTGGTGACCCTCTTGAAAGACAAAAGGCTTTATATGAGCAATTAAGGGCCATACAAAGCCCTGAGGAAGAACGTCAGCGACTTGC